GGCCCTCTCGGGCCTTCAGCACATCTTTCGGTGTGTGCATACCGCTCCCAGAAAGGAGATTTGAATGAGCGTAATATACGACCGCATTAAGTCTACGTCTAATGATCCTTTTACAGGGATCTATAGCTGGTCAAGTACGGATAATCCCACGATTTCTACGGGAACCTATTCGCACTTTATACCGGATAGTGTAACTAAGGGTGTTAACATCCCAAATTACTTTATGCGGAAAAAGGCTGGGGAATTGCTTCCTCATACACCTTTTGACCAGTTTGAGGTGGTGTCCGCTGGACATACACCTTGGACTAAGACTACGCGGCATGCAGGTACTAATCGTGATTGGAACTGGTCAACTTGGCCAGTAGATCACCATATACCACGCATAGCTCATTCTGCTGACATTGCCAAAGCCGGGGCTTTTGTACAACAAGCTGCGGCGGCAATTTATTCATCGGGTTTTGATGCTTCAACGTCCCTTGCAGAAATGCATAAGACGGCATCAATGGTTACGGGCATTAATTCGCGCGTAAACCGATTCTTAGAGGCAGTCAATAACATTAAAGAGGTTCGGAAACTTCGTCGAAGTGTCCAAAACCGCCGTGTTATTGAACGTAACGCCCGCAAAATAGCTGAGATCCTTCATGGAGCTTGGCTAGAGGGACGTTACGGCTGGCGCGTTCTCGCTTTTGAGATACGCGACCTCTACGAAGCAGTCTATGAGTTCGATACGAATCGCAAGATTTGGACCGAACGCCGTGGATTTTCTTACACGGAAAAGACTGTCACCAGTTCTAACATGGACTGGGGACTTGCTTCGGGAATCAATACTACTGTTAAAGAGGACGTCACTTCACACTCCATCCGTGGAGCTGTGGCGTCCCTCACTGACATTAGTCGGTTCCAGATTAACCCTGTGGTAACTGCTTGGGAACTTATACCATTTTCATTTGTGGTAGACTTTTCCATTCAGGTCGGTGAGGCAATCCAGGCAGCTAGCCTGGTTAACACTTCAAAAGCAACCGTTGCGTCTATCGGAGTCAAATCCGTAACCCAACACACCACTACGCAGGCTGTCGTGAAGACACCCAGAAGTGGATTTACTTATAACTCCTCTACGGGAGTTTTTGAGTATGTTGTAATGAAAAGTGTTAGAATGCCTACCTCAATTCCTTTCACACCTCAAATCAGTCCGGATCTATTCTGGGACCCCTTAAAGGTCTTGGATATGCAGGCTCTTTACAGAGCGAAACGCATTCCGTACTTAAGATGATTTAAAGGCGCTTAGTGCGCAAGGAGGGCATAATGCCTGCAATGACTACCAATCTGAACCTTGTCTCGATGAACAACGATACAATCGTTTATCAACTTGACGACCACACTACCCAAGACCCGAGCCTCGTGTTGTTCACACGTAAAGAAGGCAATGGTCCTACGGCGAACGCTGAGGTTTCAATCTCAGTGGTCCGTGCTACGCACGATGTGGAAGGAGCTTTGATTGCATCACGCGCAGTTGTTGGTACTTGGGGTAAATACCCCAAACACGGCACGTACTCAGATGTTACACAATGTCTGACTACGCTGAAAGATATCGTAAACTCTGACGAGTTTGCGGACGCTCTGCAAAAGCAGCGTCCACTCCACTTTGTCTAAGCATGTCTTTTGCTAAACAATTTGGCTTGATATTTATCATCACAATAACGATCGTTATCTCTCCCCCAACGGGGTTTGATTTCAGTCGTGTACTACCACCAGTATTAAATGGTGAAAACCGGACTGAATAAATCCGGTTGGTAGTAACTTATTGTGCCCGTGTCAACTGCTAGGAGTAAACCAAGTGGCTATCTCTTTAGATACATACGCTATCGCAGCGTGCTATCTGCGTGACAATACCTCCCTGCTGACCAGCGATGAAGTTAAACTCATCGAAGGTTGGTTACGGTCAAGAGCCCTAAAAAAGCTTGCGACCTGTTCAAGTGACCCTGGCTTTAATAATAAAAGCCGGGACGTTCTTAGGTTCCTGATGCAACTCGAAGCTTTCTTTAAAAAGAACTCCGGGTTCACAGATCCTAAGGTTGCCCGTGAGGCTGCGATCAACTCTTTCGAGAGGGGTGAGCGGCTTTGCCGGATTACCAACCGACGGCTCGATTATTATTTCATGAAGCGCGATCGTATAGATCAAGATCTTCAGAATGTTATTGAGTATGCCGAGAGCTTTATCCAAAGCACTCTTGGCGCCGTTCGACCGTTTCTTGATGAGCTCCCAGAGCTTGTCAAACTCACAGGAGGTGCGACTGCTTCACTCAAACGTCGTGATTCACAACCCGCGTTCAAAATTAAGCGAACAACGGAAATGAATCTGGGTACCGTCCCTTACTTCGACGCCCTCTGTAACCTTCACGGTTACAAGGCAAAGATGAAAGTTGTGACGGCAAATCGAGTTGAGTTTGTAGCTAAGTCTTGGAAAACCGACCGAGGGATCGCATGCGAACCCACCGGGTCATTACCGTTTCAGTTAGCTTTTGACAGCTACTGTAAGCGCCGACTTCGTCGGCGTGGTGTTGATTTACGGTTCCAAGATAGAAACCAAGATGCTGCCCGTGAGGGCTCTATCTCTGGCCTCAAAGCCACCATCGACATGTCGATGGCGAGTGACACATTAGCGTTTAATACCGTAGCTTGGCTTCTGCCTCGCGATTGGTTTAATTACGTTAATGCTCATCGGTCACCTCAGTACCGTCTGAAAGGACGGCTGGGGTTTTATGCTAAGTTCTCCTCTATGGGGAATGGAGCAACCTTTGCGCTCGAGACTCTTGTGTTTCTAGCACTTGCACGAGGTTGCGGTGATAAGGATGCTATTGTTTACGGTGACGATGTCGTCATCGCTTCTCAATGTGCACCCCTCTTTTATCGCGCCTTGAAGTTCTTTGGCTTTATCCCCAACGTAGAGAAATCCTATACCGAAGGTCCCTTCCGGGAATCCTGCGGTGGAAACTACTACGATGGAGTCGATATCACTCCTTTTTATATTAGGAGTGTTGTCCCTTGGGACATACCAAATGTTTGTCACAACCTTAATGGTTTGCAAACTATATGTTCACCTTACGGTGAGCTGTTTGGTTATATCGAACGCATTGTGATGGATAACCGAAAGGTTATACCATTGGTCCCGTATAATGCGGACACCATGAATGGGTTTCATATCCATCCACACTTTGCGTATAAGCTAAAACTACTCACGTACTCGAAGAAGTACGGCCCTTATATTCTCACCTTTCGAGGCCTTGTAAAAAAGGCTAAGAAGACGAATATTTGGGATACTAGGTCTCGAACCTTATGGTACTTACGCGTCTACAAACGTAGATTGCCAGGTCAGGATTTCTTCAAAGCCTGGCTGATGTGCCATTTGGGTGCAGGTCGAACACCTGCCTTCGAGGACTATTATGAGTTGCAAGATTGCTCAAGCTACGACGTCCCGAGCGAAAAGTTTCGCCGGGGGGTTCTACGATGGGAGTTTCCCGCAGTAGATGGAGCACTGAAAGATATCTTCTATCTTTCAAACTCACTAGCCACCCGTATGGGTTGCTTATGAGCGCTTAGGAACGGA